CAGCAACTCTTGTTGGCGGATTAGTCTTGTGGTTGTGCGTACCAATAGGGCGTAACACCCTAGCAGCATCAGCGGTGACGGCAGGGTCTGCTGCGAATCCATGTTCAGTACAGAGACTCTTCAGCCGTTCAGCCGCAGGGATCCAATCTTCTTTGCCTACAGGCTCAGTGAGAAACCAATAGGCGTGTATACCGCGACCTGAATCGACTAGGTACGGCTTTGGTAGTTTTGTTGTTTTACAGAATGCCTTTAATTCATCAAGGGCATCCGATTGCGTGGGGAAGTCTTTGCTAGGCCCACAGTCGAGATCTAAAAAGAACGAGCTAAGTTGTTTGACGTTGTCTACTTTTCGGGTGTCATTTTCGCCCAGAACACCTAACGCGAAATACACATCGTACCCCTTTGCGTCTAGTTCATAGGCTGCTTGTTGTAACTCATCTAGGGATTCATAGAAATTCTGAACCCTATCGTTCTTATCTCCACTGTTTGCAGCGAATATGCAGTATCGGCCCTCTCCACGTAACGCCTTCTGCAAGAATGCTTTTGTGTCCATAATGCTTACTCAAAACCGAGAGACACCGTGGCAGGGGCATCGGCACGCCCTTTTCGGAAATCCTAGCCACGGAAATTAGTTAGCGTTTAGTCGTCGAACCATTCGTCTAAGACAGAGGCTAACTTTTCGTCCTTCTCAGCTTTGGCGGGGGCAGACTTCTTGACCACCTTCTTCTTGGGTTCCGCTACAACTTCTTCGTCGTCATCCCCAAAGGCATCGGCCTTAGCACTTTTCTTGGGTGTTTCTGTAGCAGGGGCTTCTACAACAGCGGGTTCTTCTCCGAAAGAATCATCAGACACTGCTGTGAACGCACTACCGCCAACATCTTCCATAGTGAAGCCGTCTTCGACTACATCGAATGCTGCACGTACAGGCTCGGGCTTGTACTGTAGAACTTGCACCTGACGGACACGTAATTTAACGCCAGAGCTACCGTCCCTAGACCAAGGGTGCATACTCACTTGCACGTTGATGGTGCTTCCCGTAGTTAGTCTAAAGTCTTTAGGTAGTTCGTTGTTCTTTGAATCGAACTGCTTGGGCGGATTAGTTTCTTCGCCCTGATAAGCTGCTTCCAACGTAGCCTTATGTAGCCAAGTCTTGTCTTCCTGCTTCTTGAACGGTATCTCTATACTGGCAGGCCAACCGTCCTGTTTCTTCTCCTCATAAGCCACTTCCATAGCCGCCATAAGCTGCTTGGCTTCGCCGCCAGACATGATCCACTGTAGATCATATGCCGCCCCGTTTTCTTTGAATGAGCAAGGCATCGTTCTATTTTGCGCGTCACTCCACTTGTATGGCTGATCCAAGTGTGGGTAATGCGCGGTCACATTTTTAATAATGTGCATCGTTAGTTCTCCTAATTGTTGTTAGCTGCGTCATAAACAAACCCGTCTACCGGCTCGAACATTGACGTTGGCGCATTGCCCTCATCAGGCTTGACCATAGTCAAAGCACGTTCGGTATCTGGGTGGATGCTCATTTCCACAGCGACTTCTAGCTCTTCAGGTTTCAACACCCGTACAGGGCGAAACCGAAGTTTTGGTATATAACCGTCATTCTCGAAACAGATCCGAGTAATAATGGTTATCACCGAGGTATCGTGCTTATGCAGGTGCTTTGCGTAGTTCTGCATAGACATCCAACCCCGTTGTGCATCACCAAACAAAGCATTTGCTGGTAACTGCAATTGGTATATTTCTTCTGGGTTATCCTCCAAAGTGACAGCTAAACGCTGTGAGTATTTACATGCACGGGAGTTGCCATCCCCTGAACCTTTTATGTTCTGTGGGCAATCCATGCAGCGTGTGGCTTGCTTAGTATCGGCAGGCACGTCTGGGTCAGGCATCTTAGTGGTCGATGACCAGCATATAGGAGCTGACTTCTTACCCGCATCATAGGCATCGCCATAAAACATGCGGCCTCTGGGTGCAGCATTGAGTATGACTACGTCTATGGTGTCAGAGTCGATAAGCGTCTCTTTACCACCTACGGCAGTGCGGAACTTCCCGTCCCTAATACTTACGCGCCTAAAGGTGCCGTCCGACACTACAGATCCTCGTCTAAATCGGCAACAACTTCGCCCACAGATTCGTCAAAACCTATCTCAGATTGCCTATCCGAGTCTGTTGCAGAAATTCCTAATGCTGTTGCAGAATTTAATCGGGCTACAGATTTATCCACTTCAGACAGTTTGAACCGATATGTCTTACCAATCTTGATAAAACAACCGTCTCTGGGTATCTGCCCGTTCCTAATCCACGTTCTAATGGTAGACACAGACACTTTGAAGTGTTCCGCAACCTGCTCTATTTCAACGTATGCCTCTTCTGACACTATTTTTTCCTCACGGTTATGGTGTATTCGGTAGTGGTGTTAAGACCCATCGGCAGCTTGTCAGGGTTATCTTCCAAGTATTGCTTCATGTTGCCCTGCGCTACCCGCTTCTCCAGAAGTTCCGGTGCGTTCTCTTCCACAACGAATTTATGAAAACTTTCCCAGTCATCAGTCCAGTATTTCGTCTTGGTGGTACGTATAAACATACCTTCCTCGCTGCTGAAGTTAGTGGCACCCTCGTTTTCTGGCTGCTTGAAGTATTCCAACATCCGCTCTTTCAGGAGGTTCATGTTCTCTTCAAACACTTTATCTTGGGCTTCAAATTCAGACTTCAGTTCTGAACGCTTCTCGCGGAGCTTCATGTACGCCCGTATGAGTTTAGCGTTAAGTCCTTTATCATCTTCTGCCATATCGGTTCTCCATGTACCTAGATATGTAATGTAATGCCAAACGCTATGTTAATCAAGTATCTCGTTGTATAAATCAATCATTTTTGTGTGTACGTCTATTCTACTATCTAGTAACGCGTACACTCTCTTCTCTACAAACGAGCCTTGTAGCTGTACCACCGTACACTTGTGGTCTTGCCCCTGTCTGTGCACCCGTGCGTTAGCCTGTGCGTATGTTTCCAAAGAGCTGGTTGGCCCCCACCACACTACGGTGTTCGCAGCGGTGAGTGTTACGCCGTGTGCTGCTGCTTGTGGCTGAATGACCAGCACCTGTGGAGTATCGGTCTGTTGGAACTGTTTGAAGATTTCGGTACGTTTCGCGCCCGAAACATCACCACGAATTATGCTAGTGGGTATGCCATCGGCGGTGAGCTTGTCCGCCAGAATATCTATGACGTGCTTGAATGGCACAAATACAAGTACCTTCTTGCTAGATTCGTCTATGACTTCGCGCAGTACCTTGTATCGGTGCTTGATGTCGAACTCTAGGGACTCACCGTCATCTGTGTAGACAGCACCGGCAGATATTTGCAGTAGCTTATTCATACCTACGGCTGCGTTGACTGCGGTTATTTGCTCGCCGGACGCTTGCATAACCATCTTACTTTTAAGTTCTTTGTAGTATTTGATCTGTTGGCGGGTCAGTTCTACTTCACGTTTGACGTAAACCATGTCAGGTAGGTCTAGGCATTCGTCTTTGGTAAACCGTATCGCTGGCTGCAATGCGTTGAACACGGTGTCTGTCGCTGTGTCCTTGGGCACCCACTTGAAGTTAGTCACCTTGACCATGACCTGATCGCGGAACGAGCTGAAGAATCTAGGCACGGCTGACGGGTTAACAAGTTTAGCCAGACCGTACGCATCCAATGGGCTTTGCGCTGCTGGTGTACCTGTCATCATCCACAACCACGTCTCAGGGTTCAGTAGTTTGTTCAGGGTCTTCCAGCGTTTCGTCTGCGGGTTTTTGTAGTGCGTAGCTTCATCTACGATAATCAGATCGAACCCACCATTTGCAATAGCGTCTGCCACTATCTCTACACCGTCGTAGTTAATAATGACGAAATCAGAGCCGTTCTCTATGATTTGCTTTCGTTTCTTGGGTGGCCCATAGGCCACATCTACCGTACGGTGCATAGCGAAGGTAAACAGATCGTCTGCCCACGCAGAGTGCATGATAGATAGGGGGCATATAACTAGAGCGCGGCTCACATACCCCTTGTTCATTAGGTAATCCGCTGCCCAGATAGCACTAGCAGTCTTGCCCGTACCCTGCTCGTTGAAGCAGAACCCCCGCTTGTTTATGGTGAAGAACTCAGAAGTAGTCTTCTGGTGCCTCATTGGTGAGAACTTGCCCGTCCATTCGTATTGTGTGCTGATAGGTGAGGGTGCATCTATACCTAAGTTCTTTAGTACACGAGTTTCTTCGACGCCCCAGTTAACTACCACTCTGTTATCCGATAGCTCTTTGCTCTTCGGTATAATCGTTGTGATACGTTGCGGGTCACGTAGGCGCAGTAGCAGCGCCTTGTTATCTATCACTTGCATCAGTTCTCCCATGCAAAAAAGCGCGAAGTGGGTGTCCACTACACGCGGTTAAAAAGCCCGCCATGCGACCACACCGGACGGGAACGGTGTCAACAGGCAGGAAGAGTGCCTTGGTCTAAACTGTTATTAACACAGTAAGAAGAAAAGACAGTGCGTTGATCGCCACGACAATACCTACGCCGACCAATATGCCCGTCTTTACGTTGTCCTTATTCACTGCCTACGTCGAGGTCTATGCCCCGCCTTCTTGGGCTTCTGCCCGTTACGGCTGCGATTAGCACTCTTGCTCTCTATACGCACACCGTCTGCGTTGCTGCCACCCTTACTCAACATCTTGTTGTGGCTGACATCTTTGCCTTCACGCTTATCAGCTTTGCCATTCTTGTTGGCATCGCGTCCCACCTTGTCCATAGCACGCCTAGCACGTTGCCTCTCCATTCGGGCTTCGTGTGCAGGGCTACCCACTGGTGGGTTCTTCTGTTTCTTACGGTCTGCTTTGTTCTTATACGGCATCAGTTCTTCCCGTTATGTGGGCATTCCAACACAGGGCACCATGCTTTGCACAGCCCACTGGGTTTTGGGTTCCACACGTCTTTCTCAAAGGCTGCTTCCATATCTCTATGGTTACTAAGCCATTTCTTCCACAACCGTTCTTCGTCTTCCAACGTGTACCGGTCTTTTATTAAGTCGTTACTAACAACGAATACTAGGCCAGCTCGTACAGTTTCCACTTCAGGGTAATGCTTGAAGGTCGCCAACGCCATAAGCTCTAACTGCCCTTTATCCGCATACCTTGCCGACTTGCCGGTCTTGTAGTCAATTACCCACGCTACCTTGCCTTCTCTGTCTAAGATGATTAAGTCAGCGATACCGCGAAACCAAACATCTTTATCGTAGAATCCACATGGCTTTAGGTTTCTAGTCAACCCCATCTGGATCTCACACAGCTTCTCACCTTTCTTGGCGTCCAGCACATCCAGCATGTCTTTAGCGTAGTCGAACCGTGGGTCTAGCTCACCACCGTCACGGATGTATTCTTCCGCAGCTTCATGGAAAGCCGTACCGTAAAGCGTGGCATCAGTCTCCTTGAACGGGTACTGCTTGAGCACCTTCTCATGGTAAAACTGCTTAGGGCATTGTTGAAATGCCTTTATACGACTGAACGACCACGCTGGTGTACCCATACTATCCCAACAACTTTGTTACCAAGTAGAACAATACTATAGCAACCGAGGTACCAATAAGTGACCCCAAATACTGGTTCACAAAAGGCGTATTGGGTGTAGGCAGTGGGACTGAGCTAGGGGAGCTTACATCCTTGCGTTCCACTGCCAACTCTTCCTTCGCTTCTTTCTTAGCTTCTGCCCACGCCCGTTGTCTTAGTACGGACTCTCTAGCTTTCTCCCTAAGAAGATCGTCCTGCACTGGGGGTTCCAAAGTAATCTCTTTCTGCACGGTGGGCATGGCTTGTTTCTTTTCTTCGCGCCGTTTTTTGGCTTCGATCTTGTTTGTGTACTTCGTATGCGTCCGTTTATTTCTTGCCCTTATCGCCTTGTATTCTTCTAGGGTTGCTACACGGTATTTATCCTTTGCTAGCTTAACCATGTACCCCTTACTGGTGGCGCTAGAACTAATCCAGCCCCGTAGTTGCTGCTTGTTCTTAGGCTTCGCCATATCACTGGCGGGAAGCATTTTGTACATCTCGTTCAACGTCGCTGTGCCGCCCAAGCTACGGATTATTTCATACAGATAATACGACCTACTTGTCCTCTTGAGTGGGGTTGGTGCTGTACCGTCGTCCATCCAATCGTCCAAAATACTAGATATATTCTCATCGTCCATTATTCACAATCTCCATAAGTTTTTGCTGTACCGCTTTCGCAGTCTAAGGGCAGCCCTTCTGCCCATTCGGGTAGCCAGCGCATACACGCCTCTATGTGTGTTTGGGCTTCACTAACTTCTTCGTCCCTAACGCAACACACAATAGAGTCATGCACAGTCATCACGACGTTATACTGCTTGGCGATTCTCACCATTTGTTCTGCGATGATGCACCGTGCTACTGCTTGGCAGACGTTCTCTACCATTTTTCCCCCGTAGATACGGGTTCTACTACGACGAGTCTTGTAGGTGTATTCCACCCTACCTTCTTCGTTCTTCTCACCTTCCAATTCGTTGTACCGCATGAGTATTCCCGACGGTAAACGAAGTGCTTGTAGTGGCCCAATGGGTTCCGCTACAGCTACATCCCCTATTCGTAGGGCTGTATTCTTAGATAGCTGTTCGATGGACTTACCAGCGTCCCACCACAGCTTAGTTATTGCGTGGTTTGCGTCACGGTAGATCTTAATGATGCGTCGGGACTCTTCTAGGGTCACAGATACACCGAAGTTCTTTAGCTGATCCATGAACCGCTGGGCACCCATGCCATACCCACAACCTAGAATCGTAGTCTTACCTACGAACCGCTGATCTTTAGTGACCTCTTCTTCGGGCACTCCATAGATTCGCGCTGCCATCTTGACGTACACGTCCTCACCGTTGGTGAACGATGTAACCAAGTCTTTCTGCCCAGCCCACCACGCTAATACCCGCGCCTCTATCTGGCTGGAATCGCAGTCGATGAGCGTATAGCCCTTTGGTGCAGTAATGCTTTTCTTTAAGACCTTACCGTCAGGCCCACGGCTCGGTAGGTTCTGCATGTTGATCTTGTCGGCACCGCCCCATCTACCGGTGTGTGCGGCGTAATAACGTACGGGTACAGGTAGCAGTCCGCGCTTTGATATGTCGATGAACCGCTGCGTGCGAGTTTCTTCCAACGTGCTTTTGTTGCCTAGCCTAGCAGCGACCAATGCCTGTACATTGGTGTTTTCGTGTTCCGCTAGTGCTTTGAATGCTTCGTCTGTCTTAGCAAACGCATAGGTTTCTTTCCCCGTGGTAGGGCTTATTTTGGTTGGTGGTATGACCCCTTCCAGCATCAGCAACTGAGCAAACTTGTCGTTGCTCATCAGCTCTTTCTTGTCGGTAACACCCGCCTTTATAAGAAGTTCGTCCTTACGATCCTTTATGTCTTCAAGGTGCTGCTCCAACAACCCCACATCCAGATCTAGTACAGGGTGTATGAACATACGTAGCGTGGTGTCTATGACTTTCAGTTCGTGGCGGGGGAAGTTCTTGGTCATTATCCCAAACAACTTATATGTAAGTTCCACATCGTTGATGCAGTAGTCGCCGTACCGATCCAACTCAGCATCAGAAAAATCTGCACGGCGTTTACCCAGTGCATCTAAAACCTCAGTACCTTTCGCCCCGATGTCGTATCGTTCTGCCAGCGCCTTGAGGCTTCCACCAGCTTCCACCCCATGTACAGCACGGGCGATACAAAGAGTATCAGCCCAAATCCGAGGGCGAACATCAAATAGCCAAGATAATATAGCCCCATCGAACATAGTGTTGTGAGCCAGCACCATACTGTCAGCCCAGTCAAACCCGTCCAGATAGTCCTGAAGTTCTTCATGTGTCCCCGATGCCCATTCGGTTGGGCCGTTGTTGACCTTCACACCTACACCGATGACCTCAAAACGAGGGTCACGAACGTAGGACTCAGTAGTCATTTTAGTTAGAGAGAACTCTTTACTGTAGAACGTCTCGAAGTCCAAGGTTATGAGCTGCACTAGCTTTGTTCCTTTTCTACAACACGAGTGACAATCACGTCAGTAGTGGTGGGTTTGCGTAGCCAATTACCCCAAGTGCCACGGTCATCTATGATGGCAAACCGTGCTTCCTCGTCGTTCTTGGCCTCTACTATCACCTGACGTTGTACGGTTTCCTCGAAGGTTACGATAAACTTCTTCATCTCAGCCCCCTAACCGTTTGATCTCAGCGTCGATGTAGAACCGAATCTTTCTCGCATCGCGTAGCTGGTCGCTGTGAGATGACTGCCCATAACGGTACGCAGCGCGGAATATCTCACCGATCTGCGCGTTCATGTTCTTATAAGAGATAAGATCTTGCAGTTCTGCTGCGCCTTCAGGCAGCTCGTAGTATGAAGCAGTGCTACCGTCAGACACGGAAGGCTCGGTGCTAATGCCTTGTTGCGTATGCTTGAGGTTGTCTGGAATGAAGTTCTTAGACCTCACAACGGGTTGGGCTGGTTTGTTCATTCTCCATTTGCGTAGCCACTTACCAGCGTAGCTCTCGCTCACGCCGACTTCAGCAGCTAGGACTTCGACCCTAGTGTCTCCGTTCTTGTCCAGATACTCAGCCACCATCGCCCCCTTTACCGCTTTGCGGTTGTACTTCCGTTTCGCCATTTCAGTTCTCCATAAGTAAGTCAGACACGTCGTGCATGTTTGACTCGTTTACCACCAGCGCGATCCCTTTGCTGGCGTCTATTTCATCTAAGTTCTTTTGCTGTAACGCCGTTACTTTCCCTTTACCGGCTTTACATTCGATGCCAAAGAACCTTCCTTCGTAGCACCCAACGATGTCAGGCACGCCGCTCTTGCCATACCCGCCAGTAGCAGGCATGAAGTAATACGCTCCGATTTGTCGGAGCTGGTTTCGCACTACTGTTTTTACCCTACCTTCAGGTGTCTGAGCCATCAGCAACCTGCTCCAGTAATTCTTGTACGCTCGCACGAAGTTTCTTAACTTCTAAATTGTTTGTTGATACGGCCTTGGATAAGAACGACATGTCTTCGCAAAGATCATCTATTCGCTGTTGCGCTGCTTCCAATGCTTTCAAACTCGTTATCGCGTCTTCAATAGACTCATTTCCCACTTCCATCTCCACTGTTATTTTCGCCACTGTGTCCCTCCTTTGTGGGAGCTGGTATCAATTCTTGTACGACCGTACAAGAATCTAAGAGTGTGGTAGTTGGTGAGATTGGCCGCTATGACCCCCTAATCAAAAAAGGGTGTGGGACAGCACTTCATCTCACCTTATCTTTAACTGCGGAGTAATTCGCAGTGGAAACCGTCTGACGCTACCACTCGCCCGACGTTTATACCCACCTAGTAGTCTAGTCTGGTACTACCCAAAAACACTTAACGCTTTCTCTAGTACCTACGCCTTTCACTTGCGGTTCCTTTAAGTTCCACGGCTTCGTAATTATAGGAAACCCTTCGTTAGTCATCTTTGGCATGATCGGTCTATTACTGCTACCGGCTGGCTCCATCGTACAGAGCATAGCCAGCTTCCTGCTAAACCAATCAGGCATATCATCTAAAGAAGAATAGGACTCTTTTAATGTACTGTCAACACATTCTGTACCAATACATACCACATTGTACGTATTAGTTTCAGGGCATACCAAAACACGGTATATAGTGTCATCCTTTAAGAGCTTACTCCTATCGAATAAGCCACTCCAGTTCTCACCACTTATTCTACTCTTCATGCTCCATCCTCTTGGAACAAGAAGTAGCCGTATCCGCAGCGTGTACCCACGTTAGGTAGGAAGGTACCGTCAGGCACGATTTGCAGCATGGCTAGTTTGTTCTTGTATCCATCCGGCAGATCTTCTGTACTGTCGTACGAAAACTCAGTGGCGTTACTAACTGCACCTTGGAACTGCCCGTGATCCACATCCCCAACGGGTAATACCTTTATGGCATTCTCGTTAGGCCAGACATAGACCATTGGCTCATGCTGGTTCTGCTTGGCGTATTCTAAGTCCGTAACAGAGGACAGCAGCTCAGGCACAGCCGTACCGAATACGGAGTTTGTCCATGTATGACCGATATTGTCTAACGCCTGAAGTTCTTGAAAGAAAGGCCATTCATTAGACTTCGGCAAGTCTCCGTATCCCATCGACAGGCCAGTCATCTTTTTATATGCGGCTTTCAGCATATCGGTTTTCGTATCTATAAAAGACCTTACCGCATCTAGGTGTGTGCTTCTGTGCCCGCAGCAAATCAACTTAGTTGTTATAGGTATGAATGCCTTCTTCGCTCGTTTCATAATCCCATCAAACGAATTGCTGAACGCCATGTGTCTACGCTCTTCGTGCCGCCTGTGCCTGTAGCGGTACGCTTCCAACGATAGGCTGAAGATCATGTACTTATCGTCCGTGGTATCTGCAAAAGTGTGGTGGTAGCCGTGCCCGATCCAACCACGAGGCAACGTCTCGTTAGGAAAACACACCCAAAACCGTGCTTGATGTCCATCCATAGGCACCAGCGTAGCGTCTGACTCAGGCCAATAGCTGGCAAACCTATCAACGATTCTGGAGTTTCGTTGTACTGCTCCCAGCTCACGCTGTACTCCTTGGGCTGCATCTGTTGCGGCAGCTAGTGCGTCGTCGCTGATTGCCGCATCTTGTATTACGACTCGTCCAACGCCGTTGTAAAAATTGTTGTAGTCCATCTTAGTTTCCTTTCACTTCGGTTGTTGTTACCAGACCACATACCTTGTTGATCCAGCGGTTATATTGTGTACGTGCGTACTTAAAATCTTCTTTGGTCTTGCACTTCTGTAGCTCGGATGTCTCCAGAAACAGTACAGCCAGTGCCAGACGCAGTTCTGTATCTTCAGTCACAATTGCTTCGATAGTCCGTTCCGGTACGAATTTAGCATTCCAGAATCCCGTCATAACTCCCGCATCTACTAACTTCTGAGTCTGGTTCATACGGTACTCGCGGTACTTCGATGCTCGTTCGTGGTAGTCATCTATGTCCGCACTCGATGCCCAACTCGGTGCACTGGGTAGTATCGGAGCCATAGCGCAGACCCACTCATAGAACGCATCCATGTGTGGTTTGATCTTAGCTTTAAGTTCTTTGTTGATACGCGACTGTATCTTCGGGCGTGCGAACTCTTCGCTAGCAAGGTAGAACCTCGGCCCCCACGCGCTAGTGTTGCGCTCGAATACCATGAAGTTCTTATCGCCATCGTCACTTTCATTCGTTCGAGGCAGATACATACGAACGTCATCCATACGCACAGTCGAACTGTCCGGCATATCTATCGCCCTTGGTAAGTACGAGCGTATGAACTTTAACCGTGCGTGGTCGTGGCTCCGTGTTATACCTCGCACAGTCACCGTCTCCACAGGGTCGCCAAACCTATCTTTGAGATCAGGGTGCCGCTCCCATACGATGGGTGCCCAATACCTAACTTCTTCTGGCGATAGATCCAGCTCCCTGCCGTGCATGTACCATATGTTGCGTAGCGCATCGGAACGGTCAAACCCGTTAAGAAGTGCGTAGCAGTTGTCGTTCACTTTGACGATACGCTCCCACTTCTTACGACGATTACCCAACGGACGTATGTCCTGCTCCTTGGTGTGGTACTTACTAACCACAGGCTTGGTGCTGTTGTAGTCAAACTCCACTTCTTTGAATGTATTCAACATTAGAACGCCCCTCGTAAGTCTGAACTTCTTACGTGCAGTATCTCGCCGTGTGGCGGGCACGCATTCTCGTTGTCGATGATTACCCACAGCACTGGGCAGTCCCAATCGCCCCAATCACCAAAGATAACCCCGTCTGTCACCACCACCGCACACTGCGCGTTGATGTTCTTCTCTTTCATGTACGGGGGTACAACTTCTGGGCTAGTACCACCGCCACCTTCGGGCTTGGTCTTGTGCTCCAGACCTTCAAGGTCTTCGGGCTGATACACCTCGTGCCGCTGGATGTCGTGATCCCAATAGATCACATGAAGTTCTTCAGGCTGAATCGCTTTAGTCAGCTCCACCACCTCGGTCTTGATGACACTGATTTGCGAGTCACCAATGGAACCCGACGTATCGTTCGCATTGACCAACACACCCATCTGGTCGGACACACCGCTGGGCATATACATACCCGCACCGATATACCGCCGGTTGGGTCTGGCGTACGTCGAATAATCGTTACCTTTGAACTGGTTCTGTATGAACTGTCTAAGAACTTCACGCCAGTTTATCTGTGGACGTAGCAGTGCACCGGCATTTCGCAGCGCACTCTTGCCTCCCATCTTGCTGGCAGTCATAGACCCTTGGCGTATGGCTCGGTCGATCTCCCGATCCGCATCGCGTATCTCTTTGCTAGAGAACTTACCTTCCTTCCAATCGTGGTCATCCCACGGCTGCGGCATACCCCCGCCACCTTCGCCGTCGCTTTGGCTGGGCTGGCCTTCTTCCCCGCCTTCGCCTCCTTCCCCGCCTTTGCCTCTACCTTGCTTCTGTTCGTACAGTTCCCAGAACACAGTAGTCGTATCCTTGCCACGGTGTGCCTCGTCCAGCAAACATCCTTCGGGCATGACACAGAACCCGTCAGGATTCTCGTCGATGATCTCCAGATTGATAACAAAGTCTGCTGCCATGTTCGCGCACTGGGCATCTAGCTTCCACAATGGCTGTAACAACCTAGAGTGTTTGTACATCTTGTGCTTCGACTCGTGGATAATACCGAAACGAATCTCAGGATCGCTGCACGTCTCAATCCATGTACGTCCGTACAATTCATTGACCCCATCGGTACACGCGGTTGGGAGGTTGTCATCCACAGTCTTCGTACCAATAGATATGATCGCTGCCAGAGCCGCATAGCGCGGCTCCTTGATGCAGTTGACCACGTTCTTCTCCAACCGTTGTTCGGCTGTTAGTTCTTTTGCTAGTCCTAGCATTATTTAAGTTCCTCCCATTTCCAATCGTGTAAAGAGTGTTCGACGCGCTCCTCGTTAACCCAATCAGCGTTCTCGTTTATCTGCTCGTCAACGAGATGTTTGACTATGTTATAGGCAACATAGTCATCCCCCATATCAAGTACCCAGTCCTCTATATCGCTTACGGTTTCAGGCTCGGCATCAATCTGGATCTGCTCTAAATCCACTTCGATATCCACCACCTGCCATATCTTGCGCGATAGCCGTATCTTCTTTTTTCCTGTTACGGTCATTACTTCACCCCCTGCTGGTCAGCTTGGAACAGGTAGTTGTTGTCGATGCACCACTGGCTGAACTTCATGTTCTGCGTGCACTTGTCGATGTGCGGATAGTCTGCCTGTGTAGCAGATAGGATGAAGCTGGCCTGAGCTTCTTTAGGCAATCGCAGCATGTAGTCCATGAACCCATCCAATAGCTTGGGCTTCAAACCAGCTAAGACCTTGAACACAACGAGGTATATAGCACTGGCACTGCTTGGCACCTTGGCGTTGTGTGGATCTTGTTCGATGCTTTCCAGAGACGGCAGCTCATCAAAAAGTTGTACGTACGCCATAAGATCTAGCGCACCTTGCAGTCCGATGGTGCCGATCAACGCTGCTTGCGTCACACTGTCGCCTAGCTCATCGCGCATCTTCAAGATGTCACTGGCAGCTTCGCCGGAACGTGGAGTAAAGAATGCTTCCCGACTCTTGTCCTTCGGGTGAAAGATGTAGGGGTTGTCCGCTGGGTTGGGCACCTCATCGAACGTATGGAACAGCGCCTCGTTCTCTTTGTACCAGCTCAACAGAATCGGATCGAAGTCGTTCTTCAACCCATAGGCGATAGCTTCCATGTTGTCAGACTTGCGCGTCTTCACGACACACACGGCATTGCGGGTATGCGCGGGTAGCAAGTCACCGACACCCTCGGCTCCCAAGTTCGTTGTGGCAAACACGATAGAGTCTGGGTGTAACTTCTGAGTACCAACCATGCGTTCGAGCATGACCCGTCGAACACCTTTGATGACGGAAGGATTGGCCTTACCGATCTCATCGAAGTTCAGGATGATCGGCTCGTTCAAATGTACGCCCAGCTCTTCGTTCGGGATGAACCGCACGAACGGTTCGCCGTTCAGGTCAGCCATGTTCGGCAAGAACAGGTCACCCAAGTCCTTGTTGGTGCAGTCGAAGCGTACGACACGGTGGTTCGGTTTTAGCTCCGACAGTATCTTTTCTACTGAGGTCTTACCTGTACCGATGTGACCTTCAAGGATCACGGTGCGTATGTGCCCGATGGTAGCGATCAAGTGTGCTGATTCGTTCAGGCCCAGTGCGTATAAGTTTTGTGTTGCGTTCATTTCAGTTTCCTTAAATATCAAGTGAAGGTAGGTTTGCGATGGCTTCATCCAACGCTTTCTTGGTGTCCAAGCGCAGACTTTCGTTGTGCTTGAGCATATCTGCGGACTTACCAGACATGGCATTCCGTAGAATCTTCTGTACCGTCTGCATGTTTGCATCGCCGGTAAAGTTGAACCGTTCAAGAACTTCCACAGTTCTTTGTACGTGCGTATACGTAGACTCCTTGAAAATCTTAAAGTCAGGGTTGGACTTCTTGGCCTCACCCGCATAGTTCAACGCATCGCGTAGCTTCTCGATGTTCTTACGAGTCTCAGCCCACACCGAGTCGCTGAACTTCTTCATGCGTTCCCTGTGCTGCTGTTGGTAGATGTCGTTGATCTGATTAGCCGCGCTCTCTTCCAGATCAGTAATGAAACTATCTGGCACCGGCTCGATGGCGTAGCTCATGTGGAACTTACTGTCCATCTCAGCCACCGTCGGGTAGTCGTTGCTGTTGTGCAGTGCACCCAACCGCAGTTTCTCTTCGATCACCGCATGGCGGTAGCCGTCGTGCTGCACACCGTTGTTATCGGTGTAGCCGTTCATGAACTTGTCCTTCCAATCGTAGAACTTGTTCTTGAAGTCCGACATGGTATTCACATACTCAGGCAGGTCTTTCATCGGGATGATGTACTCGTTGTTCCCACCGCAGGCCATAGTCATGGAGTAGTGCGTGTTACGCGCCTTGCCGTTGTAGTAGTTCAGCTTCTTGAGCGCCTTGTTGTCAGTCATCAAAGACTTCTTGAACTCACCCACGTTCTTCAAGTTGTTAGTATTCTCAACTTGCTGGGTGGCTTTCTTGTCGGTCTTCTTGGCTGTCCACACACCGCATGTAAACGACGCTTTCGCAGCAGATGATTTGATACTGGGTGCTTCCACACGCTCCAGCTCTTGAGGTTCTTTCATCGCTTCGTTTATGCAGTAGTCTGCCGCCACGTTCTCTTCTTGTACGTCCGTACTAAGATCTTCAACGGTAGGCATAAGTAATGGCCCATCTTCTACAATGGTTCCTATACCCACATTGCCGGTGGAGTCGATACGCACGGTTTCCTGTACGTCCGTACTAAGATCTTCATTGATGCGCTGCATCTCTTCTACTTTGTCCATTGCTGGCTCCTGCGTTATGAGTTTTCCAAACTCAGTTGTTGGTTCCCCGTGGAACGCTTGAAACCCAACGCCACGCATAACGTGACGAAGGCGTTGTTCGTGTAACTTCTTATCGTTCATACCTCACCCCCTTCTAATTTGAACTCGACGTTTCTATACAGGGGAGTGCATTGATCTATGTACGCCTGCGCTTTACGCACTGCTTCCGCAGCACCTAAGTAGTTGATCGAATACCCCCGATCCATTTTCCAATCGTCGGAAGGCACCATTTCGGTGTTGCGTATCATCACTAGGATGTACTGCTCCCGCTGTTCCTCAGTTAAGGGTGGCAAAACTGCTTCTTTAAGATCTGACATACTGTCTCCTATCTTCCGATGTGTTGAATGTCCGCAGCAGGTATGACCTGATACGCACCTTTGTTGTAGGCGATAGCCACGGTGAAGTTTCCACTGTGCTGCCCGGTTGGTTTCTTGTACGTAGGTACAAAGTTCTTAGTGCCAGCGTTGTGGCTTGGGTACTTGGCATGATGTTCAGCGGCGATCTGCTCACCGACTGTAGCTTCGCGCTGCACCATAGGTTTGAACGGACGCACACGACGCACGTTCCGCATTGGTTTGTATCTGCGAGGCATTAGCTTCCCCATACCAGAGTGACTTTGCCGTTCCACGCCATCATGTTGCGTTGACGCTCGGCCCGCTGCGCTTTGGTCTCGTTGGGGCGCTTGAACATGTATGGGTTAGTGAACCCACGGTCTGCCGCGTCCTGCACGTTGGTAGGGTTAGGTTCCCAACCCAGTAGGGTTACCAACTCTGAATAGGTTGGCATTTGTCGTGTTGTGTCTGACATTACTCGCCCCCCAACATTTCGGCTAGAACGTCCAACTTGTAAGCAACAACATTCAGCTTGTCTTTGCCCAGTGCGTGTTGTGCGTGTTGGACATGCGTCAGCATCGTACTTTTCGTACGGGCGTACGTGTCTTCGATCACACTGATCTCGGCTTTGTGATGAATGCGCTGGTGGTGCAGCCGCTCTTGATACTCTTCACCTGTCATATCTGTCTCCGTTGGTTTTTGTACGGACGTACAAAGTACGCCCAGAAGTGGTGCTCGAAAAAAATACGAATTACCAGTTTCATAAGATATTATAACATAG